CACCCGCCTTTCGCACTCCGACTCAAAATACCCCCTCGCCTCCGCTTCATCGACAAACGCCCGTATCCGCACCTGCCCCATGGCGCTGCCGATGCGCCCATACACGGTGACCACTACCCAGTCGTCCAGCAGGTCGCGTTGCAGCGTCAGCGTGTAAAACCGAGTGCCATTTTCGAAACGAGCCATTTTCACTGCTTTACACCGTATTTCAAAACCAGATCCTGCAGGGCAAGGTTGAGCACTGCATTTTTCGAAACGCCAAGTTTTTTACTTAGCGTCTGTAGTGCGTCGTGATTTTCCTGCGTAAAACGAACTGTGAGCGATTTTGTGTTACCGGACTTATGGTGGTATGGCTTTGTTGTTTTTATCACAACAGCGAGGCGTTCGTTTGGCGCTGCGTTACCTTTTGGGCCTGGCGAAGATGGATTGCCGCTTGCAGTTTTAAAGGCTGCCTTCAGTCTGGCCTCCCGTGCCTGCCGCTCACGTCTGACGTCATCCCGCACGCGGGCATAGTCTTCAGCTGAAATAGACACAAGCGACTGGCGAGGCAATGGCATATCAACCCCCGTGATGAAGCTTATAAAACTCAAAGGCAGCGCGCAGCAACTCTACGTGCTTCATGTCTCGCATTGCAGCAAATACCCTAAATTCCCTGGCGAATTCACTATCAACCTTGAAGTTCATTGGCACCGCCGCATTTTTAGGTGGGGACTGTTCGGTGTTTCTTACCCCTGTGGTAGAGGTCGCTGACTTAGGTGGCGCACCTTTAGTGGGCTTTCTTCCTGGATTTGGCATATTCGTTAATTCGTTAATTCGTTAATTCTATCCATTATACACTGAACCAGGCTTTCTGCCTGCATTCTTGGTTTTTTGTACGGCGTTTCTGTGGAGCTTTTTCCTGCATCGCTAGCTCGCCTAAATGCTGTTTTTTCCTGCATCATTGCCGGCAGAATGAAATAGGGCGTCTGGCCAAGATAGGTGTGCGCATCCTCATATTCCGCCTTGCTGTCGCCCGTTCGGCAGAATGCAAAGGCTATACGGTCACGCGCAACCCCATGACCGGTAAGGTCATTAGCCAGCACCACGGCAGGTTCCATATCATCAACAGAGAACCCTGTAGGAATGATGATCATATCGCTGCATCTGGCGATATCTAGCGTCACCAGAGTTGCATGTGGCGCACCATCGAAGATAGTAAGGTCATAATCGCTGGCCTTTTTTAACACCTGCGAAACTGTGGCGAAACACTCCACGGCAATGACTGGCTGAATGCCAGCGACAAGGCGACGCTTTTGCCATTGATAGCTAGTTGACTGACTAATGTCCATGTCCGCAATTTTTACATCCCAGTCATGCGCCGCATAAGCCGTAGCAATTGCACGTGACAGAGTGGATTTCCCCACCCCACCTTTCTGGGAAACAACCCCAATCTTCAAACTCATAATTTCTTCCTTTAACGAATTCGTTAATTAACGCAATTTTTGCGCGGTGATTATGGCATGCAAAAACCCGTGGTTATCCATGGCTAGGGGTTTATTTGCAAAAAATTACAAATAACGGTTGTTGCGTTTTTTCTGCACACGACACTCACGCAATTTTCACAGTGGTTGCACTGCACAACCAGAGTGATACCACTTTGCAACCATCGCATTCCCGTGCGCGCATGCGAAATAATATTTCGCCGCATAGTGCTGTTTTTAGGCGGGATTATTTTGATTTTGTCGTCTTGACGGCGATAAATTTGGCGCATACGCTCAAAAACATATCAGCACCTTCCGTGTGGCAATGGCTGATGCTCTTTAACAAACCAAACCGATGTTGGTGTCGAGCATTTAGTACATCTGGAATACGGTGGCAAATCGACACAACGGCAGGGCCCGCACGTTTAGACCTGTGCGCCTCGAATGCGATATATCCAAAAACAGACTGCTGGGGCGATCCGTCAGCGGTCTGTATGTGGAGAAGATTAGCCAGCTTACAGCTGCGTGAAGCAGCAACACTGACGTGTGACCTGCCGGGGTTTTACCAGTTTTTTTATTACGGCGTTGTGTACTGCGCCGCAATAAAAATACTGGACCATGCTGCATCATTTAGCCGCAAAAACGGCGTGATGCAGTTTTTTTAATCTGCCTCTGCACGCAGCAAGGCGCATGGAGGTGACAAGTGGATCCCCGCCCTGGATATGCCGACAAGGCATTTATGTTGATCAAGTGGGTGGATAGCTGGAAGAAGCTGTTCATCCTGGTGGTGCTGACGGCTTTCGGTATTTTTAGCCTTCTGATTTATCAGAACCGGGTTGAGCTATCCACGTTGCTGTTCAGTCACTTTAGTAGAATACAGATAGACAACAGACAGATAGATGGCGAGGCCATCAAACTACTGGCTGATACCGGTGGTGTTTCAGTTGCGGTGTGGTCCATTAATTTCACGATCAATCAGCGCACGGCATTGTATGTCCGCATTAAAGACCAGCGGATGAACAACCAGGAAGGGCTTAGCGATTTGGCGCTGCGCAAATCGTCGCAGCTGACGGCTGACATCATCGAACTCATCGACAACAAGGCATTTTGTTGGAGGCACGTTGCGAATACCGATGTGGGCCGTTCTGCGCGTGAGTCAGGGGTGACGTATGTCTGCGCGGCGGCAATTCCGCCTAGGTTTGGGGTGATGGTTGGCATGTTGGCGGTGGGGTTTGAGTCCCCGCCGGCAAACGAGGATTTCGTGAAGTTTCGCCTCAAGCAGGCGGCGGTGAAAATGATACGGTAACAGTGGGGTGACATATGAAATTATCTAAAAATGGTATCAATATGATTAAGCAGTTTGAGGGGTGTCGCCTTTCTGCTTATCAGGACAGTGTTGGCGTTTGGACTATCGGGTATGGCTGGACAAAACCGGTTGATGGAAAGCCAGTAGCAAAAGGAATGAGCATTTCACAAGAAAAGGCTGATAGCCTGCTTTCTGTTGGTGTGGGTGATTTTGAGGCTGGAGTTGAAAAACTAGTTACCATTGCAATTAATCAAAATCAGTTCGATGCGCTCGTTGATTTTGTTTACAACCTTGGCATTGGTTCACTCAGGTCTTCAACCTTGCTTAAAAAACTAAATGCCGGCGATTATGTCGGAGCCGCAGCTGAGTTTCCGAAATGGAATAAAGCAGGTGGCAAGGTGTTGCCAGGGTTGGTTAAGCGCCGTGAGGCTGAGCGCGTATTGTTTATGTCATGAAGTGGCTGCTACAGCATTGGCAGGCCGCTAGCGAGGAGCGACAGTGGCAGGACAGATAGCCTTTGAGTTTGCAGATATCAACAGCCTCATTCCCTACGCCATGAACAGCCGCACTCACAGCGAAGAGCAGGTTTTGCAGATAGCGGGAAGTATCCGCGAGTTTGGTTTTCTGGTTCCCGTGCTGGTTGACAGTAACGGCGGCGTGATTGCCGGGCACGGTCGCATCATGGCGGCGCGAAAACTGGGACTTACGCAGTTACCCGTTGTGGTTGCCGATGGCCTGACGGAAGCACAGAAAAAAGCCTACGTCATTGCCGACAATCAGCTTGCCGCCAATGCGGGATGGGACGATGAATTATTGAAGCTGGAGTTGAGCGACTTGCTGGACAGCGGCTTTGATATCGATCTGACTGGCTTCAGCCAAGCTGAGATTGATGAAATTTTCACTGTCGATGATGTGTTGCCCGGTGAGTCGAAGGCGGGAAATCTGACTGAAAAATTCCTCGTGCCGCCTTTTTCTGTGCTGAATGCCCGAGAAGGCTGGTGGCAAGACCGCAAGAAAAATTGGATCGCCCTCGGCATCCAATCAGAGTCGGGCCGCGAGGACGAATTGTTGTTCAGCAAATCGACGCAAAGCGGTGCGATCTACGGCAAGAAAAACGTGTATGAGGCAAAAATAGGCAGGGTGGTCAGCTGGGATGAATTTTTCCAGGCGCACCCTGACCTACAGACTTTGCCGACCACGAGCATTTTCGACCCGGTAATGTGTGAATTGGCTTATCGCTGGTTTTCACCTGAGGGCGGGACGGTTATTGATCCGTTTGCTGGTGGATCAGTTCGGGGCGTTGTCGCTGCAAAACTGGGGCGGCAATACCTTGGCTGTGATTTGAGAAGCGAACAGGTAGAGGCGAATCGCCAGCAATGGGCGCAGATTGATACCGATGGTGGCGCTGCCCCTCATTGGCACTGTGGCGATAGTCGTGACATTCATCAGCACTTCAAAGGTGCGCAGGCAGATTTTTTATTCAGTTGCCCGCCTTATGCTGATCTTGAGGTTTATTCTGACGATCCCGCTGATATTTCGACGCTGAACTACCCGGAGTTCGTCATCGCCTACCGGCAGATCATCAAAAATGCGCTGTCACTGCTTAAAGAGGACCGATTCGCGTGTTTTGTCGTAGGGGAGGTGCGGGACGCGAAAGGCATCTACCGTAATTTCGTCAGTGATACCGTGTTGGCGTTTTGTGATGCCGGCGCAGCGTATTACAACGAGGCGATCCTTGTTACTCAGGCGGGAAGTTTACCCGTTCGGGCTGGGAAAATGTTTTCCGCCAGCCGAAAGCTCGGCAAGACGCACCAAAATGTACTGGTGTTCGTGAAAGGCGATCCCCGTAAAGCGGTTGAGGCCTGTGGTGTCGTAGACGTCACTGATATTTTCCCCGACGAGCCAGATTAAAGACGATATTTCGCTTTAAGGGCGTCAATACCGGCGGCAATCAGTAAAGCCGGCTCTCTTCCCATCTGTATTTGAAACTCTGGTCGCAGCACGGCTTCTTTAGCCCGTGTGATTACCCGCGCTTCATTACCCAGGCGAGGAAAGCTGCCGGCAAGTTTTATAGCCGCCTCCCAATCGTTATTACTGGCAAGTTCCCTGAGAACGTCGATTTTCTTTTTCATGGCGTTTTCCTCCGTGCTTTGGACGATAGCGGAGTCACCGCCCCCGTTCGAGGGGGACGCGGGGGAAATATGCAAACTTTACCCATAGCGAACATCGAAGCGTTGGCCGCCCGTCGTTTGAGCGAGCAGCAGATAGCTGACGTGTTGGATATTTCTCTGGATGAGCTGAAAAAGGACAGAGAGCAGCTATCGCTATTTCGAGTCGCTATACGGAAAGGGCGGGCAAAAGGAGAGGCTGAGTTAAGGGGCGCGCTGTATAAGCGGGCCAAGAACGGGGACATACAGGCATACAGCGAATTGCTGAGGCGCGAGAAACAACAGGACGGTGACTGATGAGCAAGCCTGATGAGAAAGCAATCGAGCGTGATTTCTGTGCTGGTGAGCTTTCCCTCCAGGATGTTGCGGATAAGCACGGAATCACGATAAAAGCCCTGCGATACATGGCGGGCAAACGCGGTTGGAAACGCAACAAAGGGGCAAGGGCAAACGCGGGGCAAAAAAACGGGGCAAAAAATAATTCTGCCCCAAAAAAAACGCCCCAAAAAAAGCAGCAAGATCCTGATAGCTTCCAACAGCCGCGCCGGAAAATTTCCAATGAAGAAAAATCCTCAGAGGACGATTTTGATCTGGCATTTGATCCTGATGAATTCGGACTTTCTGACCAGCACGCTCTTTTTGTTTATTGGTACGTAAAAACAAAAAACAGAGTCGAGGCGTATAGAAAAGCGGGCTACAAGTGCGAAGGCAACGCTGCTTATGCTGCTGCCAGTCGGCTGTATAGGAATGTTAAGGTTTCGAAGGCTATCCGGGCGCTGTTAAATCGCTTCCGGGAACGCTACACCGCAGACCTTGATGAAATTGTCGATCAGCTGGTGGCGATAACGCGGGCCGACCCTAACGCGCTGACGCAATACCGCCGTGTGAATTGCCGCCACTGCTGGGGCGAAAATAATTTATACCAATGGCGGGATATTCAGGAGTACGACCGCGCCGCTGCAAAAGCGATGAAAGATGGGCGGTCAGAGCCTGAATACGGCGGCCTTGGCTTTGTCACTAACGCTGACCCTAACCCGGATTGTCCGCGCTGCAATGGCGAGGGCGAAGGGGAATTGTTGATAGGGGACACCCGCGACCTTGATGCTAATGAGCACGCTTATTTCCTCGGCGTGAAGCAGACCAAAAATGGCATTGAGGTTTTAACCGAAGATAAAAAATCGGCACGACAAATGCTGATTCAATTAATGCAGCCCAAAGGAGGAAAAGCCGCCGCAGAAAGTAACGAGGGCGGTGAGCCTCAAATTATTATCAACCTGGTGAATTCTCCCGATGGCGACTGAACACACGATCACGTTCCTGCCGTTCCATGACGGGCAGAAGAAAATATATCGCTCGCCGGCGAAGCGGAAAGTGATCCGCGCCGGTCGCCGTTTTGGCAAAACCACCATGTTAGAGCAGGCTGGCGGCAACTGGGCGGCAAAACAGATGCGCGTGGGCTGGTTTGCACCGTCCTATAAAATCCTGCTGCCCTCGTTTAAGGCCATTCGGGATCTGCTCAAGCCGATCACCACCAGTTCCAGCAAGACGGATTCGATAATCGAAACGATCGGCGGTGGGCAGGTGGAGTTCTGGACGCTGGACAACCCGGACGCCGGCCGCTCCCGTAAATATCACAAAGTCATCATCGACGAAGGCAGCCTGGTCAAAAAGGGTATGCGTGATATTTGGGAACAGGCTATAGAGCCGACGCTGCTCGACTATGATGGTGACGCCATCATGGCCGGTACGCCGAAGGGCGTGGACGACGAGAACTTTTTCTATCAAGCCTGCAACGATAAATCGATGGGGTGGGAAGAACATCACGCGCCCACGTCGGCTAACCCGACCATTAACCCCGAGGCGCTGGCACGAATAATCGCCGGCCGTCCGCCGATGGTAGTTCAGCAGGAATACAACGCTGATTTCGTCGATTGGCGAGGGCAAAACTTCTTCAAATTGGATTGGCTGCTGGAAAATAACGCACCGGTCGATTACCCGCTTGCCTGCGATACGGTCTATGGCGTGGTTGACTGCGCGCAGAAAGGTGATCTCCAGCACGATGGTTCGGCGTTTATCTGGTTCGCCCTGGATACGTTGCCAGTCCCGCACCTGGTGATTCTGGACTGGGACATTATCCAAATCGACGGCTATTTCCTGAAAGAAATAATCCCGCAGTGGATCGGCAAAACCAAATCGTTGAGCGAAATCTGCAATGCCCGCATGGGTACCACCGGCCTGTTCATTGAGGATAAGGCCACCGGTATCACGCTATTGCAGCAAGGGGCCAACGAGGGCTGGAACGTTCACCCTATCGACAGCGAGCTCACATCGCTGCCCAAAGAGTCCCGCGCCATCAATATCTCCGGGTATGTGGCGTCGGGGAAAGTACGCATTTCGAAATACGCCTATGACAAGCTGGTGGAATACAAGCAGTCGAAGAAAAATCACCTTTTGACTCAAGTACTCCAGTTCATCATCGGCGAAGAAAACCAGGACGACGACCTGTTTGATTGCTTCAACTACGGCGTCGCGCTGGGACTTGGTAACGGAGAGGGTTTCTGATGGACACCAACGAACTTTGCATGGGTAGCAACGCTGGCGTCCTCAGCCAGATCCTTGAGGGTGACAGTATTGAGCCAGGTGCCCAGGCCGGTTATGAGCTGTGCAAACTGATTTACCTGTTTCACCCGCTGGGCGGGAAGATGGTCGACCGCCCGATTAAGCTGGCTATGGCTGAGCCGCGAGTTGTCCGCGTGACGCGTGGCCCGGATAAGCGGCTGAGCGAAGCGTTCGAGCGAGAGTGGAAAGCCCTCAAGGCTGACCGCCTCATTGCCAACGTGGCGCGCCAGTCACGTATTTATGGTGTTGGCGCTGTCGTGATGCTGATTGATGGTGAACCTACTAACGAAGCGGCCGAATACGACAGCCTGTATAAGAAGGCGCTCACCTTCAACGTGTTGGACCCGATGAATACGGCGGGATCCATCGTGTTGGATCAGGACCCGAACAGCGCGGATTTCCAGAAAGTCGGCAGCGTCACGGCAGCAGGGAAGCCTTATCACCAAAGCCGCTGCTGCGTGATGATGAACGAAGACCCGATTTATCTGGCTTACACGCCGTCGTCCTTCGGTTTCGCCGGCCGCAGCGTTTACCAACGGGCATTGTACCCGCTGAAATCCTTTATCCAGTCGATGCGCGCTGACGACATGGTGACGGTAAAAGCCGGGTTGCTGGTGGCGTTTATCAAACAGGCCAGCTCCATTGTTAACGCCGCGATGCAGAAAATGTCCGGCATCAAGCGCTGGATGCTGAAACGCGGTGGCAATGGCGATGTGCTTCAGGTCGGCGAGAGCGACAAAATCGAATCGCTCGACATGCAGAACTTGGAAAAGCCACTGGATACAGCCCGCAAGCATATTCTGGAGAATATCGCCGCTGCCGCTGATATGCCGGCGCTTTTGCTTAACAACGAGACGTTTTCCAACGGATTTGGTGAGGGGAAGGAGGACACCAAGTACGTCGCCCAGTACATCGATGATGTGCGTAAGGATCTACAGCCGCTTTACGATTTCTTTGTGCGGATCGTCCAGTACCGCGCCTGGTCGCCGGAATTTTTCGAGGCGCTGAAAAATGATATTCCAGAATACAAAAATGTTACCTGGCAATCGGCATTCAGCTCGTGGGTGGGAAATTTCGATTATGTCTGGCCGTCCTCCCTGAAAGAGCCGGAAAGCGAAAAGGTCAAAGTCGATGAAACGCGCTTCAAGGCGATCACCGAGATGCTGACCGTGCTTCTGCCGCAACTTTCCAGCGATCCAGAAAACCGGGCGACGCTGATCAAGTGGGCCTGCGAAAACGCCAACATGAACGAGCATTTATTTGCTGATCGCCTGGAGCTGGATTACGAACTGCTTGAACAGAATCCACCTAAAGTGACAGCGCCACCAGACGGAGAAAACCCCGATGAGCCCCTTTCTCAGAGAGCTGCGTGACGCCATAAAGGACTTTCTGGAGCACGGCTACAGCAGTGAGGAACGCCTGCTGATGTGGACCGAGCGCCTGAGAAACGCCACGGAGGAAAAAATAGGCGGGGAGGATTTTTACCGCTACGCAGCGCGCCGGCTAACGGCGGCTTACGATTTGGAGATTGGGCGTGAAAGAGCGCTTAAGCGGCACCTTGGCGTCTCCCGATTCACGTTGAATTACGTTGAACCCAAGCTGCGCGCGGAGCTGGACCGGCGGATCATGGCTTCTGCCGACCTGATAAAGCTGAACCGCACGCAGGCGGTGAATCGGACCATTCAGCGATTTAGCGGATGGGCCACCAGTATCCCGCCGATTAACGCCCTAAGCCCTGGGCTTTCAGCGTCATCGCGTAGTGGTGTGATAGACACCAGCCAGCACATCGCCAAATCGGCCAGGCAGATTGATTTTGAGCAGCGGCGCGTGATGGTGGATCAGACGCACAAGCTGATCGCCAATATCGATAACATCATCGCCACCGAGGGCGGCGCGATTGCTGCCGTTTGGCACAGCCACTGGCGCCAGCCTAATTACGATTACCGGGAGCCACATAAGGACCGTGATTTAAAGGTATACGCCATTCGCGGCAACTGGGCGCTGAAAAAGGGATTTATGCGCGCCGGCACGGCGGGTTATCTCGATGAAGTCACCCAGCCCGGCGAGGAAGTTTTTTGCCGGTGCTATCTCACCTACATC